CAACACTACAGATCCCCTACGTCGGCTGGCGTAGGGGATCTATCGTATATAGAGAGCCCACAAAAGAAGGGCGAGGAAGTTACACCTCCCCGCCCTTGTTAGACGTTGCGAGATTACGCAAATAATTACGCAAATAATCACGTACATCTGTGAGCATAAGCTCGTTCAAATTCAGCACCCCGAAGGGTGGACACGTAGAAGCGTGCACTCATCTACATAGCAAAGGTAGGCAAAGTTTTGATACCACCAAATACTCGCAGACCATTTTCGTGACCTCACGAAAATGATGCCACGCTATAGCAGCCCACGAAGGAGCGGTAGCCACAACCTGCGAGATACCCACGCACCCAAAAGCAACGCAATAGCGAGTAGTGGCGCAAAGGCCTTGAGGCGAATACTCTGCCACGCTGTGAGTTTCGCTGGTACTTCGACAACCTCGGTCACTCGCACGCTGTCTATACGCCCCGTATTGATAGTGTCTACTCTCCAGCGGTCACGCCAGCGGTACACCTCTTTGACCTTGTAGATGGTGTCGCCCGCCATACGCTCGGTGAGGTAGATGCTATCGTGTACGTAGATGCTATCCAACCGCAGGCGGTCTCTCCACTCTGTGCGGGTGCGCTCTACGGGGACAACCCGCACCTTCGGGGAGCATGAGGTGAGGAAGTAGCCCAGCAGCGCCACGGCTACAACCACGATGAGCGTCTCCCACCACTCTAATCTATTTGTTTTCATCGTAAATCTGTGTTAAGTCTTTGATAGGTAGCCACAGCTTGCTACCTTTGTAGGAGAGAGGCGCTGGGGCTGGAGATTGGCTTTCAGATTTCGTACTCATGATAAATCCTATCCAGCCCCGCCTCTCTTGCGCCCTGCCGATTGGTGGGGCGCTTTTGCTTAGGGCTGAGCCTCGCCAGCCTCAGCTTCCGCTTTGGCCTTAGCCTCGTCCTCAGCTTTCCACTGAGCCTCTAAGGCTCGGGCTTCCTCCTCGGGCATTAGCTCGTAGAGGTGCGCGTCCTGCTTAGGGCATCGCACGAGGTAGTCGACACTACGCTTCTCACGGCTTACCACCATTTGCCCCTTGGGCGCTTTAATTCTCACTGAATGCGAACGTTTCATAGTCAAGTTGTTAAATGTTATTTATATCCGATCGTCCAGCCCTTTCCGCTGGCTGTGTCTCCGAGGTCTCCGAGTGCCTCCTCGTTTGCGTCGAGGAGTGCACGGCTTAGGTCGATGCGCTGGCTTCTGACCTCCTGCACGTTATCGAGGAGGTAGCGCACGCTCTCCAGCGAGAGGTTGGCACACGTGGAGAGGTCAAGGTCTACCTTTAGGCCTTTTATGCGCACCTCCTCGAGAGTGCGGCAGCTAAAGAACGCAGATAATGTTGTTGTACACCCAGACACGTCGAGAACTCCCTTCACCTCTCGCAGGGCTATACAGTTGTAGAATGCACCTAAAAGCGAGCTTAGATTTGCGGAGGTCGTCAAGTCTACCACCTCAAGCGCAACGCAAGAATAAAAGGTGCGAGTGATCGTCGACACCGATGTTGCAGACCCGATGATAGCCTTCTTGAGCGATGAGCAGGAGTAGAATGTGTTATCCATCGACGTCACGGTATTCAACCCTTCGATGGCTGGCACCTCCTCTATCTTGCTTCCTTGAAACAGCCCGTACCCAGATGTAAATCCGCTCACGAAGTACAGTGGTGGTAGCGCTCCATCGGGATATGAGGCGAACTGCGCAGCTTTGTAAATCGGGAATCTAAAACCACCACCACCTGCGGTCATCCCCTCCACGGCCTTGATCGTGGCGACCAGCGGTGCGTTCTCCGCTATCGTATCGCCCTTCACTGCGAGCGCCTTGTTAAGCTTTCGGAGCTTGCCCTTGAGGTCGAGGACAGCCTCCTCGACTCTCTGCTTACTGCTCTTCTGTGCCATATACGATAGTCTTTATGAGGTTAGCGAACGAGCCGATTGTATCTGACCACTCCTTCCTTGATAGCTTCGGATTGTCGTCTGTCTCTTGTAGGTAGACTTGATAGGCGTCATCGCCCTTGTCGCCCTTCGCCCCCTTGAGGCTTGCGAGGTACTCTGTGAGCGACCCCGTGAAGCTCTGCGCCTCCTTGGCGAGTTCATAGGCACTCTTCCCGTCCTTACCCTTGAGGCTGGCGAGATACGCCTGCTCTGTACCAACGAAGCCCCTTCGTACGGCTATATCGTAGATACTTTCCCCTGGCGCTCCGTGTAGGCTTTGAAGGTACTCTTCCTCTGTGCCCTCAAAGCCTTGAAGCTCCTTGGCTCGTTCGTAGTTCGACTTCGGGATGATGTCCTTGGCGAACTGCTCCTCTGTACCTTGGTATCCGTGCTTCACCGCGATCTGATAGTTATTCAGACCGTCCTTACCCTTCAAGCCCACCAGCACGTTAGCCGTCACGGCCGTAGGGGTGTAGAGGACGGCGTCACGGACGACGCGACACAGCTCGACGATGATCGTATAGTCGTGGTAGCCGTCCTCGTATGAGGGATCGGCGAGGCGTCCAGTCGCTTTTAGCGTGTACACGCCGACGCCGAGCCTCTCGGAGATCTCCTTCGTCACCTCCACGATAAGCTGACCGCCCTCGAGCGTGTATGGAGGCTCGGCGGATAGTGCGCCTCCCTCGTTCTCGATCCTTACGGCAAGGCCTTCAAGCGTCGCAGGATCGAGAGGCTCGCCCGTCGGTTGCTTGACGAGAGCGACGGGGATGCGCGTGTCTGTCCCCCGCTGTACCTGCTGGAGCGCCCTCTTTTCGCTCGCTCCGCATTTATCAATAGCTCGCATATCTATCTGTTATATCTTTTGTTGTCGTGAGGCCGTGTGTCGAGGTGCAGGTGCGGGCGGAGGCCTCACGCTCCCCGCCCGTCCCGCTCGTCGCTCTATTTAAGTCGGACGAAGTTCTTGCCGTCGTTCGTCGTCATCGCCTCCTGCCGTGGCATTTCGCCGATCGGAGGTATGGCTACGTGCACCCACACGCTCTGCCCCTTGCGCTCGTAGATGACCTGCTGGTAGCCTCCACGCTTGCGGATGATGTCGAACAGCTCACGCAGGCGCTCGGGGCTTTTCGCTGGCACGATGTCGGCCGCCTGCCCTGCGAGGTGCTGGCTGTTCTTTACTCCGCCGACGTCCTTATTAACGCTCCAGCTTCGGAAGCCCGAGGTCACCTTGATAGGCTCGCCGAACTCCTCACGGATGCCGTCGAGGTAGTCCATCAGTCGCAGGAGGTCTCGCTTCTGCGTGGCGTTAGGGGTGTTGTCTCTGCCGAGGCGTGCGGCCGTTTGGCTTCGCGTCAGCTCCTCGAGGGTGAAATACTTGCTCATAGTCTATTCTACTTTTGCGAGGTTACGAACTTCGTTAAGTGCCTTTGCCAGCTCCTTTGCCAGCTCCTGCGTTTGCTTAGCGCTGTTCTTGATCGAGGTGGTGTCGTGCTTGGGGAGGTTCTCCCACACGCTCCAGCCCTCCGTTGCCACCGCCCCGATCGACGCAAAGACGGTCATATATGGCAGCTCGGGGATCGATATACGCACCTCAAAGTCGACGAGGAACAGCAGTATGTCGATGAAGGAGAACATTGCGATGACGAGGTAGTACCTGATGATCTTGCCGAAGACACGGCGCGCGATGCTCGACTGGATCGCCTGCTTGTTGCGCTTCGCCCTCATTACGCCCGTGATCGTATCGATAATCACAGCGGCTAATACGATCAGCAGGGCTACAGCCATCAGCGCAGCCGTTTCCTGCACCTCCTCGGGGGAAAAGAATTTAAACATAGTCTCTTAGTTTGGTTGTGGTTAGTTTGTTAGTAGTTGTCTCCAAAGACGTAGAACGTGAAGTCGATGTCGCTATACAGCGAGTTGTCGTATTTCGTGTAGATCTCGAACGAGTTAGCCGTGATTTTTCCCGCCTTAGCGTTGTGCCTCCCATTTCCCGCGTCCATACACAGCACCGAGTAGCGCGTATGCCCGAGGTCGTGTGTGACGATATATATACCTGTCTCCTTCCTTCGGATGCTCATTCGGTCGGCTCTCGCTCCCCACTTATGCTCAAAGCTCACATTGCCTGCGCTCACACGCCCCCCGAGGAGTGACCCCGATATGTCTACGCCTCCGCGGACGTGCAGGACGGGCTTGTCGATCTTGTTAGAGATACGGACGAAGCGCGCGCCCCCGCCAGCGATGCCGAAGAAGAAGAGCGCACCATCGTCGCCGACGTAGATGCGACTGCGTTCGCTACGGGGGTCGATCTGCTCGAGCGTGCGGAAGTCCTGCGTATAAGCGTTGGGGAGCTTGCCCCCGAAGCGCATCGAGCCGATCTGCACGACCTTACCACCTTCGAGGACTTCCATCTGTCCCCAGTGGCCTGTGCCGTCGTGGTTGATAGCTACGACGCGCGCCTCGTTAGGCTTGCCGAAGTTCGTTACCCCCGCTGCGAAGGCGGGGAGGTTGGCCACGCCCGAGAGGTACGACGCTACCGCCCCTGCGTTGTTCTTCGCCCCGATGATCGAGCCGAGGATAAGCCCGCCGCTTATCTCCGTGCTTCCCTCCTTGATAGCCGTGTGTAGGTAGTCGTTGGGGTAGTCGTGGAGCGAGCCGTCGGGATAGACGAAACGGATAGACTTAGACGCGATCACGCCGCTATTGAGGTCGAAGTAGGCCGCGCCGTCGGGCGTCGCGATCTTGTCCGTGCGTATCTGCCCAGGGAGTACCTCGGAGTACCCGTACATTGCCACGAACGAGCGCTCGCCGTCGTTCTCGGCGTTAAGCAGGCCGAGGAGTAGCCAGTACGCGCCCGCCTCGCTGTCGATGCGTCGCGACTGCTCCTCGATGCGGAACGTGCCGCGCGTGCCGTTGGCCTCGACGCGTGCGTAGATATAGTAGCTCTTGTCGGCCTCGTCGAGGCGTGCCGACGTGATGCCTTGGATGTCCCAGTACTTGTACTCGCTCGGCGCGTGTCGTGAGCTTAGCGTCGTGATACCCATCGTGAGGTGCTGGATCGTCCCCGAGGGTATGATCAGCTGGCGCGTCGCCTTGTTAAACGTGACGTTGTGCGCGGCCTGCTTAGGGTTGGCGCGGTTGTCGATGAAGCGGAATTGCAGGCTCTCGTCGCCCACGAGCAGCTGCATCGTCTGCACGACGATAGGCGAGACCTTGCCAGTGAATCCGTCGAGCGCTGCCTCGATGAGCGCCTCCGTCGTGCGCTTCGCGTCGCTAAATCGGCGCTTCGTGAATTGTAGCGCCTCCTTGTGCCGCTCCTCGACCATTGCCTCGTCGTCCTTGAGCTTCTGCAGGCCGCCCGAGAATGACGAGCCGACGACGTCGTTCGATAACTCGAGGATAGGCGAGTGCGGGGCGTTGACGAAGTCCTTAATACCGACGATGCGGAGGAGGACGCCGTCGCGGGCGAAGCTATCGTCGCGGAAGGAGACATAACCGCCGAGGACGAGACGCCCGCCGATATTAGGCCAGTCGCGCTTAGCCCATAGGCCGTCGAGTTCGCCCGTGAACGTGTACTTCTGATCCTCGCTCTCGTAGAGGTGTCGGACGGCCTTCTTGAGTAGTTCCCACTCTGCCCCAGTCTTCGTGGCGTTGTCGGCGATATATGACTGCGGGAGTGCGACGTGGAACACGGCGTACTTGTCCCCGCGCTTGGGCTTGAATTGCTCGCTCGGCATCGTCACGCCGTCGATCTCCTGCGGGATGATCTCGAAGCGCTTACCCGCCTTCTTCGGCGTCGTGCGGTGGTGGTACTTCACCTCGAACTCGCGCCCTGCGAGCTGCCCCGACTGGAAGATAATCGTCATCGTCTCCCCAGCGATCAGCGCCTTCTCGTAGTCGAGTGCGTCGGGGATGAAGAGGTCGGTAATGTCGTAGAAGTTGCGCGCCGTATTGACCGCGACGACCGAGCTAACCTCACCTACGCGGCTCGGGTAGATCTCCGTGGCGCTCACGCTATCCTCGGCGCGCGTCTCGAGAGCTTTGTCGGCGCGGCTCACCGATAGCCCCTCGGCGTCGACTTTGTAGCGTCGTGCGGTGGCGGCGACGAAGCCCGCCTCACCCTCGAACTTTGAGCCGTCGTAGGCGATCGTCTGCCCCTTCGGCAGGTGCAGCGTCTTTGAGCCGTACTTCGCGGGGTCGATGTTGCGTTCGCCACCCTGCACGAATAAGATCTCCGTCGGGGTCTTTCCCGAGGCCGTGCGCCCGACGCCCGTCTTGAGGCCTCGGCCAAAGCCGTAGGCCAGTGCCAGCGGGTTAGTCTTGTTGTACTCGACCTTGCGGAGCGATATACGCTTGTCGGCGATCTCCCACTCGGTCTCGAACTCCTGCGCCATCTTCCCGAGTGCGTCCCAGCAGGAGTTATGGTCGTAGCTGACGAGCTTCTCGGGCGTCTCGATGTAGTCGCCAACCGTCCACCCCGTGTCGCGCGCGTTGAGGTTCGCGACGAGCATCTCGAGGTGTTCGCGTGGCGTGGCCGTCATGGGAAACTTGAGGCGCCCGTCGACGTTGTTACGGAACTTCCACAGCTTGAGGCGCGACTGCCTCGCTTCGAACGTCACCGTGTACTCGAAGTTGCGCGTGTGGTGCATCTTAATAGCCTCGGGATTGAGGAGCTCGTAGCGCTCCCCTTGGTACTCGCACCACGCACCGCGGGGGAGTTCGACGTGATCGGGCAGCGAGTACTTGAGCGTCAGCGTGTGGTCGCCCTTGATAGCGCGGTGGCGGAAGCTCGCGTCGTCGACGTCGCCGTCGAGTAGCGTCCTTCCGTTGCTGTCGTAGATAATCATAGCTCTGTCGTTTTGGTTAGTGTCGTTAGTTTGGCTCTCGGAGTATTACGAGCGTTATCGTCGTGTCGAGCCACGGGCGGTCGTCTGGATAGAAGGCCGTCACTTGTGCGCTCTTGTAGTATGCTTGATAATCTCTATTGCCGAGGTCACGCACGCGGATCGTTCGCGCCCCTGGTCGTGTGAGGTCGTAGAGCAGGGCGTCGTAGTTGCGCCACAGCTCGTCGAACGTCTCGGCGCGGAAGTGCAGACGCATCTTTACCTCCTTACTCTTTTGTCGCACCGTCCCCCGTGCGTCGCCTATCACGCCGTGCGCCGTGGCGATGTTGCGCGTTAGCCCCGTCTTGACGTCTGCGCGTCGGGCGAACTCGGCCAGCGTCCCCTCGGTGACGCGAGCGCCGTAGTCGGTGAGTGTCCAGCGGTCGACGAAGTAGTCGTAACTCTTCGGCGCGCTGCTTATCGGCGCTCTGTATGTGTAGCCCTTCAGCGGGTAGTCGTCGGCGAACTTGAGCGTCACGAAGCCGAGCGCCTGCGCGATCGTTAGATTTGGCTCGCCGACGAGGCGAAGCGTGTACTCGCGTCCGCCGAGGAAGGCGAAGCGAAATACACGATACACGCTCTGACGAAGGAAGGCGAGGAAGGCCTCGAGCTTGGCTATCGTCTGCGGTGCGCCAAGCTCCCCCGTCGCACCTATCTTGATCGTCACCTCGCGGCCGTTGAGCCTCGGTGCGGAGAGGTCGGCGTCGATGCCCTCCTGCTCGTGCCAGTCGTTAGCCTCGACGGGCTTTAGTGGCGGGTAGGCGAGTAGGTCGTTCAGCCCCGTCTCGAGTGCAAAGACGCCGAAGCGGTCGAACGTATCGACGCCGTCGACGATGATGCGAGCCGTGGCCGTCATAGGATGATAGCGTTGTCGTGGCGACGCACCTCTACCCGTGAGGCCTCGTCGTAGCGTGGTCGGACGACTGACCACTCGTAGGCGTCGACGGTGGCCGACGCGCCGTAGACTGCCGTTATCTTGTGGCACTTCGTACGCGTGTACTCTCCCGTCGCGTGCGTATCGCCTACGAGGATAGCGTCGAGCGTGTCGTGTAGGTTGATCTCTCCCGCGTCGACGTACACTCCGCACCCCTCGGGCAGGGTGTCCTTATACTCGCGGAATAGCTCGAGCGTAGGGAAGCCTGAGAGGAGTAGGAACTCCATCCCCTCGATGCTGTGCAGCTTCGCCACGACCTCGGCGAGCGTCGTCTCCTCGCCCGTGAATACGTTGCAGGCACGTAGACGGCGAGCGAGGAGCATATCCCCCTCGAGCCGTGCCGTTCGCTCTGCCTTGTTCTTCGCCTCGCGCCAGCCGTTGTAGAGGCGCGCGATGATCTTCTTCTCGTCCATTGTCTATTACTTAATCTTGATGCCCGTTAGCGCCATCTCCTCGAGGGTGTCGCTCGAGCGCTTGACGAGCGCTTCCATGCGTGTGAGACGTGCGCCGAAGCCGTTAGTTTCGCTCTCGATATTGACGATGCTCTGCAGGATGAGGCCAGTCGTCGCCGTCAGCTGGCGCGTATGCTCCGAGATCGTGAACGTGTGGCCTTGTATTGCCGTCATACGCCCGTTGAGCTCGTCGATGCTATCCTGCGACGCCGTGGCGATGCCCTTCTGCGACGGCGTGCGCCCCTCGTCGCCGTTAGCAAACTTCTTGAGGCTGTCGTCGAGCGCGCCGTACACCTGCCCGAAGCTCTCGCCGATACGCCCTATCTCGGTGGCCATTTCGGAGGCCGAGCTATTCACGGCGTCGATGCCCTTAAACGCGCCCTTCTCGTTAAACCACTTCGATTTATACTTATTGAATAGCTCGCCGAGCTGTGGCTCGAGGTGCTTAGTGACGAGCATACGGCGGACGATGTCGCCGACGATCTCGTTAGTCTTCTTGTGCCAGCCCTCCATAGCGTCCTCGCCAGCCTTAGCCGCGTCGAAGAAGGCGTTGCCGAGTTCGCTCGCGAGGCTCTCCGCCGAGCTTCCGATGATCTTCTCGAGAGGCTCGTTAAGCGCCTCGGCCATTTGGTTGCCGATCTCGGCCATCTTCTGCTTGTACTCGGCGACCTTACCCTTGTCGGTCTTCTTCTTGCCCTGCTCGGCCTCGAGCTGCTCCTTGACGAGGAGCTGTTGCTTGGCGAGGTTCTCGAGCTTCGCGCGGCCGTCGTCCAGTCGTGCCTCGCCGAGTGCTTTGTTCGCCGTGTAGCTCATCTTCGCGTAGGAGTCGGCGATCTTCTCCACCGTCTTAGCGAAGATCTCCCCGCGGTTGCGAGCGACGGCGAACATACGCTCCCACGCGCTGCCCGTCGCGATGCTCTCCTTTCGTAGCGCCATCACCTCGTCGCGCGTCTCGGCGTAGAGATCGCGCACCTTCTCGAGCGCGTCGCCGTACTCGGCGCTTAGGCGCGTCGCCCCCGTATTCGATAGCTCCCACTGGAGCTGGTCGATCTCGGCCTGCAGGCGCTCGATCTGCTTCTGCTTCTTCCCGTCGTTGTTGAAGAGGTTAGCTATCGCCGTGGCCACCTGCAGGGCGGCCGATATGACGGCCAGCACGACGGAGGCTTTCTCTACCATCGAGACGGCAGTAGCGCCAGCCGTGGCCGCCGCCGTAGCGCCAGCCGAGGCACTCTGCACCGTGTCGGCTACGCCCTTTGCAACGCTCTTACCGACGTCCCCGACGGCTTGTATCGCCGACGAGGTGGCGTCGATGACCTCGCCCGTGAAGTCTACGACCTGCGCCAGCCCCTCGGCGACGTCCGTAGAGAAGACCGACGCGAGGAGCTTAGCCTTGCCCCCGACGTCCTTTAGTACGCCGCCGACGTTGCGTAGGCTCGTCGTGAGATTGGCGTATGAGGCCGTTATGCCGTTGCGTGCCTGCATTGCACGACGCACGGCCTTGTCGCTCTCGTCCTGCGCCTTCGCCTGCTCCTTCTGCGCCGTGGCGAGCTTCTCGTTTGCCTCGGCGATTGCGGCGATGAACTCGGGCGTCGTCTGATCCTCGTGCGCATCTTGTACGGCGGACTTCTCGCGCAGTGCCTCGTTGTACGCGCGCTGCGCCTCGGCCAGTCGCTCCTGCGCGGCCACCATTGCGGCGATCGCGTCGGTGTACTCTGTCTTCGCACGTGATACGTCGCGGATGGCCTTATGTAGCGAGGCGAAGGGGTTGCGCCCTGCGATCTCGCTCTCCATGTTCTTTATCGCCTCTTGGTAGTCCTTGATCTCCTGCGTGGACAGTACGCCCTTATTAGCTTCGAAGTACTGACGGACGCGCCCGAGCGTGTACTCGAGAACTGGCAGTGCCTGCTTCGTGAGGTCGCCGAAGACGCTCTCCCAGTCGATAGCCTTGCGGAAGCGCTCGCTCGAGATCTTGGAGAGCTCCTCGTCCATCTTGCGGACGGCCTCGTCATGAAACTCGACGGGCATCGTGGCGAGGCGCTTCGACCAGTCGCGCAGTAGCTTATCCTCCTTGTCTTGGATCGAGCCGAACTCGTCGATGAGGGCATCGTGATACTTCTCCTGCGCCGCCTTAATAGCGCGCTCGCCGTTGGCCGTCACCGCCTGCCACATACGCTCGTAGAAGCGTGCGATCTCGGGGCTATCCTTTGCGACGGTCTCCTGCCACTCCTTCGTCGTGCGCTTCCCCTCGGCGCTGTTTGCCCAGCCGACCTCGGTAGCACCCTTCTTACTCATATAGATAGCCTTCGCCTCGGCCTTGCGCGCCTCGGCTATCGCCTCGTATCGATCGTTAAGGGCTTCGAGCTGCTTCTTCGTTCCTTGGCGGATCTCGTTCAGCTCACGCGTCAGCCCTGCTTCCTGCGCGTCGATAGCGAGCTTCGTTAGCTCGTCCTGCGCTTCCTTGATGTACTTCTTCGCGTCCTTGGCGTAGGCCTCGCGTGCCAGCCTTTCCTCGAGTGCGGCCTTCGCTGGGTCGAACGTCCGCCCGCTCGTCTTGCTCTTCGTCGTGGTCGGGTCGACGTGGCCGCCGATATTCGCAGTCTGCTTCGTCTGCTCGGCGGCGGCGAAGGCCTTGCGGTATGTGGCCTCGAGTTCGTCAGCCTCCTTCTGCAGCTTCTCGATAGCGCGCTTCTTCGTCAGCTCGTCGCGGGCGTCGGACGTGTACCAGCTACCATACTCGGCGGCCTTCTTGTTCTTTGCGTCTTGGAGCGCTATGTATGCCTCGGTGTATTTGGAGAGTACCGCCTGCGCCTCTGCCTCGCGGAGCATCGTATTAGCGTAGTCCTCGCCCTTCTCTTGCAAGATGCGCTTCCACTCGGCCGCGTTCTTGTAGTAGCCGAGCGCCTCGCCGTACTTGCTGTTTAGCTCCTTGACGATGCTCTTCTCCTTCTCCTTCGAGCCGCTATAACGCTCGAGCTTCATCTGGTAGTTGTCGATCTCGACGCGCGCCTTAATGTATGCCTCGTTACCCTTCGACGTGATCTCGGCCATCTGCTTAGCCTTCTCCTCGGCCTCGGACGTTGCCGATGCGAGGCTCGAGAGCCAGCTGACAAGCTCGCCGACGGCGACGATGAGCGCACCGACACCCGTAGAGATAAGCGCGGCCTTGAGGCCTCGCAGTGCTATCGATGCAGCGCGCGTCGCCACCGCCTGCGCCGTCGTGGCTGCCGTGGCGAGGACGGTAGAGCCAGCGAGCGTGCGCTGTGCCGTGACGCCCGTAGTGGCCGCCGCGTTGTTCGTCGCCCTGCTCGCCGTGTTCGCCGTTGTGGCGGCGGTGTTGGCAGTAGTGGCCACCGTCGACGCCGTAGTGCTGACGGCCTCCTCCGACTGCTTCACGGCGCTCTCGCCGAGGAGCTTGTTCCACACCTTTTTTAGGCTGTTGAGCGTCACGAGTGAGAAGGCGCTATCCTTGTTGAGCGTCTGCTGTATCTGCTGCAGCCCCATCGTGATAGCCATAACGCTCTGCACGCGGAGCATTATCTGCTGTAGCTTCTCGTTCTCCGCGCCGAATAGTCCCATAGCGCCCTGCGCCACGGAGGCAGCACCCGACAGCCCCGACAGCCCCGAGATAACGCCTTGCATACCTCGCTGGTCGTGTGCGAGGATCGTAGCCTGCGCCGAGGCGTCTGCCCACGCGTCTGTAAGGCGTGCGGCCTCGGCCTGCAACGCCTGATACTGCGCCGTGCCTCGTTGGCCTGCAGCCTCCATCTCGACGAGCGCCGTCTTAATCTCACGCAGTCGCTGGCGGAGTGATACGTGCTTCTCGCCCGCCTGTTTTGCCTGCTCACCCGCCGAACGCAGGGCGTTCTCCTCCTTGTGTAGCTGGTCTGCTGTCGCCTCGATCTCGGCGAGGAGCTTCTTACGTGTAGCGATGACCTGCTCGACGACCGCCTTCTGCTCACGTAGGGCGGCCGCGCCCTTGCCGTCGCCTCTATTGTTCGCCTTGCGTTGCTCCTCGGCGAGGCGTCGATACTCGGCCTCCAGTTCGACGATGCCCCGCTTGTTGGCGTCGTAGACGCGGTCAAGCTCGGCGAAGGCCTGCTCGATAGCCTGCGCCGTGTCGGGCGCGTTGCTCACGAAGTCGATATTTACCGTGGGGATGTCCGTAAGTAGCTCACGCACGCGGTCGCTCTGCTCGCGAGCCTCCTGCCCGATAGCGTCGACTTGCACGATGAACTCCTGCGCCGCCTCACGCTGGCGACCGATGACGCCTCCGACGCGTTCAAATGAGCTTGTTAGCTCCCCCGCGATCTCGGGCGCGTTCGTCTCCACGTTGACGCTCACGTCGACGTTAGGTACTCTCGCCGCCTCGCTCGCGTCGCGCGTTGCCTGCTCGACCTGCTTGTCTATATCGACGAGTATCTGTCGCGCCTCCTCGGCGTCGCGGCGTAGTTCGCTGTTGTCTATGCCTATGCCGTAGTAACTCTTTCCGTCTTCGCTGTTCATTAGTCTGCTTTGTCGAATAGTTCGCGTAGTGCTTCCCTATGCCTCTCGTCGCCCTCTCTGATTATCTCCTCGTCCTTTGCCTTATCCTTTGCGCCTTGGTAGCTCGGAATGACCGCCCCGAGGAGGATTAGGTTAGGATAGGATAACTCGTAAAGGACGTAGTCGATCGGGAAGTTATAGGCCTTGGCTATGCCTCCGACGATTGCCCACGGGCTGTCGTTTCTGTCGCCACTCCCCGCGTCGCCTTGGTCAGATTGACCTCGAGGAGGGAAGTGGTAGCACCGAAAAAATCACCGATCTGCATATCGCGCAGTAGCTCGGAGATCAGACGCCAGAGGTCGCGCGGTGCGAGTGCCTCGAGGAGTTCGTCGGCCAGCTCTCGTTTGCGGTCGATCGTCCGCGTCGTGCGACGGCGACGAAGGCCGAAGAGTGTACGCTCCTCGATCGTGCGCTCCTCGGTCAAGCCCTTAGCGCCGAGGATGAGGATAGCGAGGATGTCGCCCAGTATGCGGCAGTCCTTCGCGATGCGCAGCGTCTCCTCGACGATGTGCTGGTCGTCGAGGCGCTCCTGCGGTAGTAGCGAGATCGCCTCGGAAGCGAGTATGAGCGTTGCTATCGTTGGAGGTGCGACGCTGTACGTCTTTCCCGCCACCTCTACCTGTCTCGGCTGCTGGAGGAGCGTAGCGCCGACGCGCTGCTCTATTGTCTGCTGTTGTTCGTTCATCGTATGTCGTGTATATCTGTGACGTTTGGCGAGGTGGTGGGAGTTGCACCCACTTACCGCTCGCCCCCAAACGAGCGGCGGCCTAAGCGCCTGCACCTCTTAGCCGCTGGAGGCGGCCGTGATCGAATTAGTTATGAAATGATAGCGCCGTCGACGTTAGGCGGGGATCTGCGTTACCTCGATGAGCGCGCTCTTCCCGTCGGCCGTTATCGTGACGACCGCCTTACGGAGCTTACCCGAGGTGTTCGCCTCGACCTTGACCTTGATCACCTTTGCGACTTGCTCGGCCGTCACCCAGCGCTCGCTCGACGTGGCCGTTGGGTTGGCCGTCGATGTCACCGTGATGTTCTTGCCCGTCGTGTCGGCCGCGCTCGTGAAGAAGAGTTCACGCTGCGATACCGTCAGCCCGTTGTGCGTGTAAGGCTTGAGCGTCTTACCCGTGGCGGGCTTAACGGCCTTAACGACGACGTGGCGGAGCTTGCCGTCGGTCGACGAGTAGCTCTCCTCGACGCGGATCGTGGCGCGCTCGATAAGAAGCCCCTCCGTTGCCTCGTCCTCGGGGATAAGGCGGATAGCGAACTCGCCAGGGACGAGGCCGTCCTCGTCCTCGAAGTCACGAGCGACGCCCTTCTTGACGAACTGATCGAACTCGAGCGAGTAGGTGTTCTTACCCGAGCGGACGTCGACGACGTCGCCGCCTTCCTCGTTAGCGGTCACCTCCTGCCCAGCGGTGGTCGTGAGCTTCGTGGTGTCCTGCTTCGGAGTGTCGAGATCGACCCAGTTGCCATCGGGGACGCCTGCCACCGACGCGCACTTCTGAATACGGGGCTTACCCCATGAAAGTACTGCCATAGTTATGGTTAGTTAATTGGTTGGTAATGGTTGTATCTCTAATCTTCGACGCCGTCGTAGTAGCGATAAGCGATCTTGACGACGACGAAGTGCTGGTTAATAGAAGGCTCGGCGACGCTGTGGATCGTCTGCAGTAGTCGGAAGCGGTAGCACGACCGCCCAGCCGTGAGCGAGCGGACGAACGCACGCGCCAGCTCCTCGATCTCCTCGACGCGTTGCATGTCCTCGACCTGCACGCCGTTGTCCTCTCCGTAGGGGATGACGTCGGGGACGTAGATGTTGAGCGTCACGACGCCCTCGTCGATTTGGTCGGGGACGCCACCCGTGAAGATGACGACCGCGTCCTCGGCTCGGCTATCCCGTGGGCGTGTCCCTGCGTGGTAGACGCCCCCGTCGATAGCCTTAGCGAGATCGCTCTCGAGGAGTAGATCGCGCACGTCGCGCTGTACCTTCTTACTCGTTAGTTTCATCCCTTTTGCCTTGTGCTGATTAGGAGACCTCGAAGCCGAGCGATTGGAGGAGATGTGGCACGAGCTTAGCCGCCAGCACTTCGGCGCTGTCGAGTACATCGTACCCGCGTGCGGAGAGGTGTGCGGCGTAGTTCATCCCAGCCACGACGACGAGGACGATGCCGTGCGGAAACTCCCGCACCACTACCTCGGAGGCGAACGCCTCGCCCTGCCCTGCACCCTCGCCGCCCTCCTTTATCGACGGGAAGCGACCGCCCTCTACGACCTTGCCGTCGATAGCGACGACGTAGCCGATCGAGGAGCGGAGGTTGCCCGTGCGGTCGATATAGTTAGGCTGGTGGGGAGACGCTCCCGCTTCGGCAGGAGGCGACGGTAGGCTTCGTGCGTGCGCGACGCACTGCTCGCCGATGTACTGGAGGTTGTAGACGATAGCCCGCTGCATACGCTCGAGCTGTTCGCCGACGTACCTCTCGGCGGAATCCGCCCGCGTCAGTCTCTTAATCGCCATAGCCCTATTAGATGAGGATGCGGATCTGCCCGACGGCCTGCAACGGCTCGATCTCGATAACGGAGGCCTCACACACGACGCCGCCGAAGACGTCCTCAAGGCGCACCGCACCCGCCGTGAAGGGCTGCTCCTCGATAAGTATCTCGTACTTGGCGAGGCGTACCGCCTCTCCCTGCACGCGCGTCAGATTGCTATAATCTCGTGTGCGGAATTGGCAGCGTATGGGGTTGCACCAGCACTCGTCCTCGGCGCGGCGTGGGTAGCCTGTCTTAGGATCGAGCGAGGGCGTCGCCTCTACTGCCGCCCGCGTGTATAGTACTCCGTTGTCGATGATCATAGGTCTGTGCCTTTATATCCGTACGATGGTCTCACATTGAGCGCATCTACTTCTCCGAGATCTTTGTAAATCGAAGACGCCTGAGCGCGCATCGTTGTACGCTGTTCGCTTGAAAACGTATAACTCTGCCCGCCCTGCGATACGAATGGCGCTTGTGAGAGCCATACGAGGAGGTCTGCGCACGTAAGGCGATAAGCTCTACTGCGCAGTGCCTCTCGCGTGGCGTCGTCGTCGAGTAAAAGCCCGCGCGCCGTCGCTACCCCTACGAGCGTGCGCTCTGGGATCGGGTAGGCGTTGAGGCCTCGCAGCGCTTCGGCGATTGTTACCATACGACGTCGGTTAGGCTACCATTTCTTCGCGTCGGTGCGGACGTAGATATTGCGGTACGCCGTGTCGAGGACTGGGATAGCGTCGGCCTGCCCGATCGTTACCTCGGTCAGTGGCTCGATCGTACCGTACTTCTTTACCACGGTGTGGCCACGCTCTACGCGGATGACGCCCTCGGTCACGTTCTCCTGCAGGAGGTCGTACTGCGTCGAGCCGAGTACCTCCTTCTCGGAGAGGATAATGCGAGCGTCGGCGAAGGGATTGCCTGCAACGCTACTGCCGTCGGCGAACTCGCGCGTGATCGTCTGGTCGATGACGCGGATCTGCAGGCCGTTGAGCCAAGCCTGACGGGCGAGCATCTGATTGACGGCGGCGAGGTCGGGCGTCTGCGCCGAGCCTACGGCGTTGGCGATGAAGCTCGAGCAGGCCTTGATGATCTGATCGGTGGTGCAGATCTTGTACAGCTCGTCGAGGTTCATAAACACGAACTTGGGGTTCAGCCCCTTCTCCTTCGCCAGCTTGACGAACTTACGCAGGTCGCCGAGGACGTCGGCGGAGGAGGCGTTGCCCCAGTCGCTCGAGGTCTTCTGCTTCTGAAAGTCGTAGACGTCGTAGTCGAGGTCATACTGGTTGGCGAACGTCGCGTTGTTCGTCGTCGTGAAGGAGAGCTTACCAGCGTTGGACGCAAGCGCCCACGCGATGTACTCCAGCTCCGACTGCACGCCGTTGAAGCAGAAGTCTACGTCCTCGCCCCAGTACTGCACGAGCTTCGTCGCGTCGGCGTCCTGCGCCATTGCGAGCGCTACCTGATAGTCCTTGATCTCGGAGCGGCCGAGCTCGCGGCTAATCGAGATAAAGGGGATGTCCCCGCGTGCGCTCTCGAAGTTGGGGCGTGCTTTGCGGAGCGTGGTAGAGCCGTCGGCGTGGATGTCGGCGGCGACGTTGAGCTTAGCTGCCTGATTGGTGAGCGTCTTCCACGAGAAGCCGTTTACCTTCTTGATCGGGAAGTGCGTACCAAAGAGGAAGGGCTTAGCGTCGATGCCGTTCACGCGTGCCTGGACGATCTGCGCGTCGAGGCCTTCGATCATAGTTCCTTTTACCATTGCTATTCAGTTGTTTTGGTTAGTAGTTCACGACGCACGTAAGGCTCTTACGGATGCACGTGGGGAGGGCGTGGCCAGTGGTGACGGCGATCACCCACGCGTCTACGATGAGGTTACTCTTCGGCTCGATCACCACATTCTGACCTGCGATGGCGACGGGCTTATACTTCAGCTCCGAGGCGTTCTCGCTCTCTTCCTTCGCTTCGACGAGGATAGCGCCCGCCTTCAGCTCGCCGACGGCGGCCTTGATCGTGATCGTGTCGTAGTCCTTTGCCTCGGCGTCGATCTTGGAGATCTTCGTTGCGACCTTGGCCTCGTCGACCATCACGACGTCGTCGACGCGGAAGTTGTGACCCTTCGCGATCTTGACGGACTTCTCCGTCGCGCCGACGTCACCAACGACGCGGGCGATCTTGACGGCGTGGCAGACGCCATTCACGGGGGCGCTAAGGGGCGTACCCTCGAGGAGGACGTCGCCGCCCAGCTCCTTCGTGTCTACCGAGACACCGCCTCTAATGTCCGCCATCTTATGCACGACGACGCGAGGGAAGTTATCGTCGCGGCGTCTCTTTACGGTCATTGCCATAGTTAATTTCGTTTTGGTTAATGGTTGGAAATTCTAATACTGCACACTTAGAAGGGCTGTTCCCCGTCGGCGGGCTTCCCGCCTCGGCGGTTGATCTCTTCGATCTGTTCCTTCGTCAGCTCCTTCTGTGCGGACGCCCCGCCGTGGTGAGCGCTGGGCGTTGAGAAGACTGCACCCTTAGCGGCGAACGCCTGCCCGATCTCCCCGACCTCTGCCGTTACGTCCGCCGAGAGCTTTGTAAACTCCTCGTCGGAGAGCGTGTCGAGCGGGATGCGCTCGTAGCCCTTTCGCAGTGGCTCGGGGAGGTGGCCGTAGATCGCCTCGAATGCCTGTCTGCGCCCCATCGTCGTCCGTTCTGCGTCTCGTCTGTTCAGCTCGTTTTGGAGCGCCGTTACGCGCTCGGTGAGCGAGACTGCCCAGGCGGGTACGCCTTCGTCCGCTTGTCCCTTGGGTGCGTTGTCGTTGCCGTCGCCCGTAGGCGCTGGCGGGGTGGTCGGCTTGCCCTCACGAAGCCCGTATTTCGCTTCGTAGTTCGTCACCGCGGTTGTCGACGCCTCGGTGGCGCGGCTATCGCCGTAGCTCTCGATAACCTCGATGAGCTCGGGTGTAACTCCCTCGACTGCGGTCGTTACCTGCTCGGGCGTCGTGGCAGTCTTCGCCAGCTTGTCGGCTATCCTGCCCAAGATCACGGCACTTCGTCCTGGGAACTTGGAGCGGAGTGCCTCGAGAATTTGCTCTTTCATACATTGGATGATTAAAAATTAAACCATTTGGTTTACTTCCACAAATGTACTCTTTTCGGGAATGCCTACGCCCATAAGTCGTTTGTATTGTGCGAAATGTGTGTTTGTATGTGAGTATTAGACGAGCGGCTGTGCGCGCTATTTGAGTAAATAGTTCGCAGTAGTATTTGTATAATCAAAAAATATAGTACTACCTTTGCAGTGAAGATTTAACCAATCAGTTAAATCAAGATCGAACGGAATAGTAACTCAAAAGCAACGACAACGAAATGGGACACATCGACGCCATTACCGCCGTACTTCGCGCCATCGACGCTGGGCAGCGTCCTATCCTCCTCGAGAGCTGGACGGGCGTAAAGTACTATCTCTCCCCACTGACGCACGCCTTCATCATCGCCAAGCTCGTACACCTCGAGCAGGTCGAGTGCGCGCAACCTATCCCCGAGTGGGAGGGGACGTTCCCCGAGGACGGCGGGTACTACCACATCACGCTGAGCGGACACGAGGGGCTCGTGCAGATCGCTATGCCCGCACCCATCACTAAGACGAAGTAACGGATATGAGACTACGAGACATCGACCCCGACATCATTGAGGGCGGCTGCGCGCTGGGCTTCGTCTACGACCTCCTCGAGCAGGTCGAAGGTATCGAGGATCTGTATAGCCGCGTCCGCACCGATGCGAGCTATCGAACGTACTCGGCGGAGATACGGCAGTACCTCATCGCCACGATCCTACGAAGCTGCTCTCACTCGAAGCTCAAGCGCGAGCATCGCATCATAGCCCAGCGCCTCGAGCGACGCGACCGCGTGGCCTTCGCCGCCTCTCTACGCGTCGACGCCGAGCAGGTCGTCTACGCCTCCGACTACGAGGAAGGCGCGAAGGACGTCTACCTCGTCACGCAGTACAGCGACCGCGTCGGCCGTGGTATTCCCCTCCCCGAGGGCGCTGTACTGCAAAGCGTCGCCGCCCTTAACAACGTCTCCTACTACGCGCACAAAATCAAATAGCAACGACTATGACAACGGACAACATCATCGACCTTCTCATCATCGCCTGCAGTGGGCTACTCGTGTGGTCAATCGCAGAGACGCTCACGATTTGGAGCGAACGAAAGGAGCTGACGAAGCTCCACAAGTCCAAGGAGGAGCTACGGGAGAGCATGAGCAAAACGAACTACTACCTCCACCAGCAGCTCGAGCGTGTGAAGGGCGAGAATGAAGCCCTCCGCACACAGAACCACCAGCTGAGGAAGGAGCGACAGAAGCAAGACAACTAAATACAAACAGCTATGACAAAGGAACAGAAAGAGGTGCTAATGGGATGGTGCAACAACCTGCTTGTCACCTATCGGATGGATTACTTCCGTGGGCGTGCACTTTGGGCTATTGTGACCGCCGTGGAATACGGAAGTTACTGGAACTTTTCTATGGCAATTCATTACTGCAATGAAGCGGAGCAGCTCGGCTTTAATGCAGATACGAAGGGTTACACCGAGCTGCTCAAGGAGCTACGGCAGATAGCAAAGGAAGTTCCACTAAGCGATGCCGCGCAGGACGCCATTGAAGGCGTATTCGCAGGGTGCTGGGAGTCGGTCATTTACGGCATCGACAAGCTCAGGAGCGAATGCAACGAACAGAACTAACCACGAGTGCGCCCTGCTGGCGGCTTGCCGCACGCGATACCTTCACGCGCCTCGAACGGCGGGGCGCACTCTATCAACACGACCAACAATGACGCAAGAAGAACTGAAATCGATGGAGCGCTTCGCAGCCATCTTGACCTCACGAATGGAAGAGGTAACGGACAAGTATGAAGACATAGATTACCGCCTCAAACTCCTTGAGGATGCGAGTCTGAGTAATGCATGCAGAGTCATCGACAAAATACAAGAGAAGTACAACGAGCTGGACGACAAGCTCACCGACCTAAGCGATGCGGTGGATGAGTTCACCAAGGCGTTACGTAAGATGAAGGAAGAGGCACAGCAATGACACGAGAAGACGTAAAAGCGCAGCTGGATAAATGCCCGCTGGAGTGGGAGGAAGATATTGATGGAATTCTTACCGCTGAGGTGTGCCCACTTGAGAGGGAGGTCTGTATAACCTACCGCTTAATCGAAGATGACGTGTATATAAAAGCAGCTAATAACTGTGGTCGCTTCGTTGGCGAGTTCCTCGGTGTGGAAGGTGGAGAAGAGGCGCTAAAAACCATAGCCGAAGCCAGCCGCCTCGACTTCGCCTGCCGACTGCTCGGCATTAACGACTAATACAGACAAACGATATGAAGCTATTATTTTTTGACCTCGAGACGACGGGGACAAACCCAGCACGCCACGGCATACATCAGATTAGCGGCATCGTCGAGATCGACGGCGTCGAGCAGGAGCGCTTCGACTTCAAGGTGCGCCCAAACCCAAAGGCCGAGATCCTCGACGAGGCTCTCGCCGTCGGTGGCGTCACCCGTGAGGAGATAGACGCCTACCCTCCGATGGAGGACGTTTATTGCAAGCTGGTAGCCATGCTTTCGCGCTATGTGAGCAAGTATAACAAGACGGATAAGTTCTTCCTCGTCGGCTACAATAACGCCTCGTTTGATAATCAGTTCCTGCGGGGCTTCTTCCTCCAAAATGGGGATAACTACTTCGGCTCGTGGTTTTGGTCGAACTCCGTCGACGTGATGGTGCTTGCGTCGCAGTACCTACTCGCCGAGCGTCCGCTGATGCCTAATTTCAAGCTCTCGACCGTGGCCGCGCAGCTCGGCGTGACGGTGTCGGAGGACAAGCTCCACGACGCACTCTACGACGTCGATCTCACGCGCGACGCTTACCACATAATGATAGACGACGAATTATGATCAAAAACAACACTACCTACGCGTACGAGGTGCACTTTCACGAAGCCCCCGAGGGACACAAGGAGCGATCGCACTACTTCTTCTCTCTGGCCGCCATCTTCGACCACTTCACGCCGTCGGAGGTGGGCTGCTCGGTGCAGGCACTTTACAGGGCTGGCGTGAGAGAGGGTCGAAAGTACGAGGGGCGTCGGTGCGCGGTGCGTCGTGTGCCGATCTATCGCAAGACACAGCGGGCGAGAGCCTAACTACCATACTACCAAATAAGCCGAGGGGCGGACGTTGCAGTGTGTGCAGCGCTCGTCCCTCGTCGTCTGTGCGTGTGGTGGCCGTTACGTCGTGTAGTCCTTGTTGTCTCGGATGAAATAGGGAAGGGATGCCCCGCCGTCGATACGTCCCTTGTTCTCGGCGAGCCACGTCTTGAAGCCATCGGGAACGTCGCCCACGGCATTAACGCTCCGCCCGTCGGTCGGCTCGCCTCGGAGGATCTTCTGCGTGTCGGCGGCCATTTCCTCGGGCGTCTTTAGGATCGGCGTAGTGTAGCATCGGCAGTTGGGGTGCCAGCCCGTAAACTTAAAGTCCTTCGGGTACTTCCCGACGAGGTCGTCGCACATACATCGGAAGGGCCTGCCGTTGAGGGTGTGGTTGCCCGAGAGGTGCACCTCGACGCCGACGACGAAGTCGAGCGCCTTCTGTCGTTCGTGGTCGGCCGTGCGGTAGGCTATGTTCGTCTCGGTGGCGGCGAGGCGCAGGGCGTTCTTGTAGCTCGATCTATACACGCCCTGCCCTGGGTGGTAGGCCTTCGCCCGTGCCGATAGTTGCAGCTGTCCGTGTTCGTCGCGCACGCGTCGGAATAGCTTGTTAGGCTCGCGGAGGAAGCCACGCAGGGAGCGGGAGAGTTCGTCGGCGGACTTGCCCGCACGGATGCCGACGTCAAGCCCCATCTCGATCTCGCTCTTAAACTGGTCGGTATATCGCCATACGCGGTCACTAAGTCCCAGCCCCTGCTCCTTGCGCTTCACGAACGCCTCGCGTGCGTCCTCGTTGTTACTTAGGAGTAGGCGCTTTCGCTCCTCGGGCATCGTCTCGAGGCTCTTGCCGTAGACGCGTTTAACGAGTGCGTCGGTCTTGTTATTGGCCAGCGTCCACTCGGCGCGCACGCCCTGCTCGATGATCCCCTGCATACGCCGTTGCAAGCCTACCATAACGCCATCGATGCGCTTCTTCGCCGCTGGGTGCTTGTCGAACGCGAAGATCTCCCCCTCGGGAGGCTTGACGCCGTGGATGGTGACGGCTACCGCGACTGCCTCGTAGATAGCCTTATCGTACGCCCCCGAGATCATACGCGAGTAGGCCTCCATGTGTAGGCGGTGCAGCGCCTCGTAGTCGAGGCCTGCCGTGCGTCGGCGTCGGCGCGGTGTGATGAGCTTCTTTGCCATTGTCTGTCGTTAGTCCTTGCGTTTCGCGAAGTGAGGGCAGGCCTCCCTCGAGAGGAGGTCGAGGAAGCGCCCGCCGTGCTTGTTGTACTTACATCGCCCGAGGGTAGGGCGTCCGTCGACGGCCGAGGGGTAGGCGAGGTCGTGTATGAGTGCGCAGTATCGACACTGACCGCGTGAGCCTTCCCCGTCGTCCGTGACGGCATTTCGCCTCGTGGCTGGTGTGTTACTCCGCTTCGCCACCGATAGCGCCCTCCAGCGGGTTAAACACGTCTCCCTGCGACTGCTCGGCTATCTCGCGCAGTGTCTGATCGACGTCCTCGGAGTGGCCGAGCGCCTCGATCGCCTCGCGCTGCGACATAATGGGGAGACCACCGCTCGCCGTGATTAGCATATTGATCTGCTCCTGCTGGTCGCCGATAGAGAAGGGTGTTATCTTCGTCTCGACGATTAGCGCGTCGATAGCGTCGGAGTACGTCGGCAGAACACTCTTGAGGAAGGCCTTTACGACGTTAAGCTCGCGGTCGAAGAACTCGAGCAGGCGGCCGCTCTCGTCCGTGACCTTCATCTGCGCGTCGATGAACAGCTGCTTGCGGCTCTCGCCCGAGAGTGCCTGCTGGCTCATCTTCTCGTACGACCAGTCGGGGAGCTGTAACTGGGTGAAGAAGAGCGAGCGGAGATTATCGACAAAGAACTTAAGGTTGTCCACCGCCTGCTCCCACGTCACGTACTCGGCGCGCGCTCCCGAGGGGTACTGCATCACCGAGCGGAACTCCTTATCTTGGCTCTTCTCGTCTCCGTAGGAGATCACCTCGTCGGCCATCACGATAAACAACGGCTTGGAGTTCTTCCGTAGGTAGTTGCCGTTGCGTGATAGCGCCATTTCGATCTCGTAGACGGTCTCCGAGGTATTCTCCCAAATAGGCGTAGGGCGGTACATATACACGGCGGGGATCTTGCCGAGGGTGGTAGCCTCGCGCTCTACCTCCGACCACTTGCCCTCGCCGCCGTCGCTGTATCGTACGTGCAGGCCGTCGGTGTAGGTGTCGAAGTAGTTAATCTTCGCTTTGCCGACCTTTCGGGCGTAGCCCACCGAGAGCGCCACGAGGTCGCCGTACTCGTCGAAGAGCGGGTACAACGCATCGCCGAGCATCGGTGAGAAGTTGCGGCAGCGGAACTTGAGGCGACTATCAAAGCCGTACACGTTGTTAGGCGCTTCGGTGGCGTACCAAAGCGTCAGAACCTCGCACCCTGCGAAGAGCATATTTAAGCGCTCGATATTCAGGGTGTCGACGCGGTTACGCAGTAGGATCGCCTCGAGGTACTGCGCGACCTCCTTCTGCCTCTCGTCGGCGGGCTTGTAGATACGCTTGACGGGTATGCCGACGCATAGCTCCGTCATACGCTTAACGGCGAGGCGCTGGAGGTCGAGCGCTACGCGCGTAACCTTCTCGATACCCTCCTTACTCACTACGTCGGGGTACTGCGTCTTGTCCATCACGGGGTGGTACTTCGGGTCGTACTGCCCTTCGAGGTTCTTCTTCCCAGCCCACGCTGGCACCTCGATAGCCTTCTCCTTTAGTGCGGTGATCTTGTCCTCGACGGAGACGGAGGCGTCGTTGAGGAGGTCGTTAATATGTGACATCTTTCTCTCTCTTGTTTTGGTTAGTCGTTAGTGTCGTTATGTAGGGAGTGCGCTATACAAGCGCGCTTAGTCGTGCGAGGTCGATACGGCCACCCGTAACGGCGTGCGTCGGGTAGAACGTGTTGGCGAGTGCGTCGAAGCGGTCGGGGGAGCGCCCGAGGCGCTTCTTAATCTCGTCCTTCTTCTCGATGAGGACGCGCCCGTCGGAGCGAAACGACCAGCGCACCTCGGACATCTCCTCGGCCAGCTGATCGTCGGGCGGGAGCATCGCGCCCGTGTCGTTCTTCGGGTCGAGCCAGTCGCGCACCGCCCAAAAGAGGTAAGCGCGGAGGTTGGCGAAGCGGTACTGCCCCGTCATATCCGTGAGGTCGCGGTCGCGGATCTTAGCCCCTGCGCTGTACTTACAACTGATCAATAGACGGCTATCTCCGCCCAGCTCCTCGAGACGGCTATATACGCCCGCACCCTCGCCGATCGTATCGATACTCACGATGAGGCTAGGCTCGCGGCGTCGGCGTGCGTGTACCTCGCCAGCGACGGCCATGTGGTCGGCACGCCCGCCCGAGTTACGGCAGTCGAGGGGGAAGACGTAGCTCCCTTTTCGCTCGCAGAAGCACGAACTATCGCGACCCATACCTGCGACGTCGACGCCGAGAATGCGCTGCTCGTATGCGGGTGGTTCTTGACCGCCTGCACGCCGCCAGCGCTCGACGGCTAAGTCGATCCACTGCTGGGGGATGAGGACGTCGTCGCCGACCTTCGGGAAGCACCCGAGTACCTTCTTTCTAAATAGATCCTCGGGGCGATACCACTGTCCCTCGAACTCAAAGTCGTCCTGCTCTTCGGCGCGGTCGCGCTCGTCGATCGGCGTACACCACTCGCGGAGCTTATCGACCACCCAAGCATAGTCTACCTGCCCAGGGATCACGACGCGCTTCTCGCGGACGTTCGGTGCGGTTAGGCTATTGAGGCGGAACTTCGCCCAGCGGTCGCCCTTGTGACTTCGTGCCGCGTAGCCCGTCGTCGTGTTGGGGTTGAATACGAGGAGGATGCGAGAGTCTCCCTGCAGGTTCCCCTCGATAGCCGCGAACGTGTCCTCACCGATACCCGAGGCCTCGGTGATGATAAACATAGTGTGGACGGCGTGGAACCCCGACCACGCCTCGTGATTGTGTTCGTCGGCCTTGAAGCCCGTCAAGAACCACTCGTCGTTACTCGTTCGTATGTCGTAGGCGTTGAGCCGTCCTGGAAGATCGACGCCACGGCGTCGCGCGCGATTGAAGAGGCGCGCCACTTCGGGCATCATAATGTTCTTTACCTGTCTATCGGTCGGCGCGGTGAGTGCTACCTTCGTGTTCTCTATCAGCTCCCCCTCGGCGTTCCAGCGTGGCGTGAGGTAAAGGAAGCACACGGCGGCGCAGGCGGCGACGAAGTCCTTACCGCGCGCCGTACCCGAGGCGACCGACGTACGGGGGTTGTGCTGCACGGAGCGAAGGATCGCCTGCTGCTCCTCGTCGAGGTTGACGCCGAGCGCCTCCTTCGCAAATTTGCACCAGTCGGCACGCCACGACGCGACGAGGTCGACGCCCTGCTGTCGCAGTCGTCCCTCCTTGTTCGCCGTTCGTGTCTTCTTCGCCATAGCCTGCTACTCGTCGTTGTCGTCGTCCGTGGGAGCGTCGAGGTCGATCTGCCCGCTCTCGATAAGGAACGAGGCGAACGATATGCCCCCGCTGATGTCCTTCTTCTCGGGTGCGTAGAGGCCGAGGAGCTTGCGGCGCTCCATTAGCTGCTTACGGATCTCGGCTATGTACGTCACGTCGCCGAGGCCTGCCTTGGTCTTCTCCGTTTCGGTCGCCTCTACTGTCTGCAGGCCACCGCCAGAGCCGTTAGTGCCACCGCCCGAGGGTCTCCCGCGCTTGCTCTTGTACACCTCGATCTGCGCCTCCTTCGATCGTTCCCACTGCCCCCACAACTCGCGCACCGTGTCGTCGATGCGTTCGAGTTCGAGCTGTATAGCGTCGTCCATATCCTCGAGCCTCCCCGAGCGCCACTCCTTGAGCAGTACTTGTATGTCACGATGCACGACGCTCGTCGAGTAGCTCGCGAGATCGAGGCGCTTCATCACCTCCTCGCTGATCTGCCTGCACGAGTAGCCCTTTTTATATAGCTCGGCGACGATCACCAGCCGCCCCTCGCGCTTTCGCTTTGCCTTTTCGTTACCTGCTTGTTGAGCTTTTCCCATAGTCTATTCAGTCGTTTTGGTTAGTCGTTAGTGTCCGCCTCGAGTGTAGCCTCCATATCGGCCTCCTCCTCGCTCGTGTACTCGATAGCGGGGAAGTGGTTCTTGATCTTCCGTGGGTCGCCCTTGTAGAAGACGAGGACGTTCTGATGGCACTTGACCATCTTTCGCGTCTTCATGCAGTTAGTCACGCGTAGCGCCGTACTCGCTCCGCTCTCGATAAGTACCACCTCGTTGTATAGAGGCATACCCGCGTTCTTGAACATACGCTTCACGTCGCCGACGAAGTCGTAGTAACATCCCGTGCGCTTATCGCGGACGTCTCCGACGACTACCACGGCGAAGCGGTTATATCGGAGGCATCCGATAGCGCTGTGGAAGGCCACGCGAAGCACCTCGAGGAACTCCTCGTACGTGCCTTGGTTGCTTGCGTCGTTAGGCAGGTCGCTATATACCTCTACGTCGTAGTAGGGTGGGCAGGAGAACAGCAGGTCTTGGCTCTCCGCCTCTACGTGCTTTGCGACGTTACGGCCGTCGTCGCAGATATAGGCGATGTCGAGGCCTCGCCCCTCGATCACGCGCTCGTTAACGTCTACTTGCTCCTGCCGTAGCTCTATGCCTCGGAACGTGTGACCGCACGAGGCGAATACAAGCCCTTTCTGCGTGTCTCCCGCGAAGGGGTCGAAGATCTTGCTCCCCTCGGCGGGCGTAAACCACTTACACAACACCTCGGCGAGGACGGGGTCGAAGAACGAGACGCCCGAGGTCAATACCTTGCTATCCTCGCGCTTCTCCTCCTCCGATACGTGCTTATCGAGGTATTCGCGGAAGGTTATGCCCAGCTCCTTTCGCTTCTCCTTCGATTTGTAGTATATGTTCGGGTATCTCATCTCGAGCTGAACAATACACGTGTCCTCTCTCGTCTCGCCAGCGTCTCCGATGAGCTCGCGCCACGCCTTCTTGCGCTTCTGCCAGTAGCCCTTTCGGGTGTCGAGGATAGAGAACGGAGGAACGATAAAGCGGTCGACGAGAGACGGCGCGGGCGTGTCGTTGCTACTCGCATCGTCGGCGTTCGCATCGTCGGCATCCTCGTCTAAGCCCTCGTCGTCGGGCTGCCACACGTCCAGCCCCCAAGCCTTTAGTTCCGCCTCGTCCCACTCGTTGGCGAGGGCGTCGTAGTCCCATTCGCCGAAGCCGACGTTGTCCTTGATGATGAACTCGCGCGCCTCGGCGTCGGTCAGTCGGTCGGCTCGTAGGATGACGGCCGTAGGGGCGTCGCGCCACGTGAGCCAGCGATTGAGGAGTGCCTCTTGCTCGGGCTTCGTTTTCTTCACGAAGTCGGGGAGCTGCGCAAGGCGGTTGCCGATAGCGTCGTAGCTCATATCGGCGATAGCGCAGAGCGCACGATAGCGCATATTCCCGCCGAGCGCGGTCATCGTAGCGTCGACGACGATAGGGCGAAGATCGAGCATCTTGGGGAGGACGAGCAGGCTATCTACGAGGCGCTGGAACTGCGCGCCCGGGATAGAGCGAGGGTTGGCCGTGTTAGCCTGCACCTGCGAGAGCTTGACGATCTCGGGCGTCGGTGTCTGTTGTTGTGTATCTGCCATACTGCAAATTTACTCTAAAGTGATTATTTTTTAATCACTATTTAGGCGCGAAAAAGAGTGCGCGCTCTCGATAGTGCGACGGACGAGGTCGAGCGTCGCGCCCGTGGTGAGGGTGTCGGGCGTTACGCGGAGGATGCGCCAGCCGAGGGCGGTGGCGGTGTTGTACTTCTCCATATCGCCGAGGAAGCCACGTGGGCGCGTGTGTCGTCCCTGCGTCCACACGCCACCCTCGACCTCGATAGCGACCTTATGCTCGGGTATGGCGTAGTCGAAGCGCCAGCGACGCACTGGGTGGAAGCGCAGCTCACGTACGCAGGCGACGCGTAGGTCGCTCCGACAGAGCGCCGTGAAGAGGTCACTCGTGGCGATGTCGGAGGCCTTCGCTTTGGTCTTGGTCTTTGCCATCGCTGGGCTACTTGATAGGGTGCTTCTTTCGTGAGCGTTCGAGCTCGTCGGATAGGTAGCGGACGAGTAGCTCGAGGCGTGCCTCTCGGTGGTAGATTACCCCCTCCTTTGCGAGGTCGATAGTGGGGTAGCGCCCCTTTATGGTCTTGTCCCCGTCCTCGACGTGCAGGACGGTGTACTGCCCGCCCTCCTCGTGGATGCGATACTGCCCGCATATTGACCACGGCGCACCGAGGGCGAGATCTCCGTCGGCCGCTGTATAGAAGTCACCGACGCCGACGCTACTACACCTCCGCTCCTCCTCGATAGCCTCAAGGGTGCTATCGGCGACGAGTTCGTCTATCAGCTTAGCGGCCTCGCGCCACTGATAGAGGATGGCTTTCAGCATAGCCTCGGCGACCTTGTCGGGCAGGCCGTTAGCCTCGCAGTGCGCCTCGACGCCGTAGGTGGCGCGTGTGCGGTAGTCGTCGGTGAGTTGTCGGTAATAGAGGAAGGCGTGCGCCTTACGGCAGTAGTCGGCGGCCTTCTTGAGGTCTGCCACTGGAGCGCCCTTAAATTTGTACCTCGTTAGGTACTTAACGACGTTTCCTTGGAAGAAGTCGAGGTCAAGGCCTGCGATGAGGTCGAGGGGCTGGTGCGGTAGGTCTGTATAGTGCGTACCGCCTATCTGTGTATCGAGTGTATTCATTTCGTTATCTGTGGGGTGGTGGTGGTGGTTAGTAGCCCCTCCCCACGTCGTCTGCGTGGAGGGTGCTTGTGTGGGGTGGTGGCGGTCAGCCCTTGACGAGATAGCCGCGTTCGACGAGCTTCCACGTCGGCCAAAAGATGATAGCGTCGGAGTCATGGAACTGCTTTGCCCGCTCGCGTCGCAGCTTGAGCTGTATAGCCTTTATTGCCTCTATACTCTCCCGATAGTACGGTGCGGTACGGAGGTAGGCCTGCAGGCTCTTTGCCGTGTACGTGAGGGAGAAGTGACGCACCGCCTCGACGCAAAGGCACTCTATCGTCGTATTGCAGTCATCGTCGAGGGCGTTATCTACGATCCAGCGTATCACCTCGTCGGCTACTCGCTCCTTCCGTCGCGCCGAAGGTCGATAGAGGGGGTTGGGCTTCTTCTCTGTTGTCCCCGTTGGGGTCTTTTTAATCCTCATTGTGGCGAGCTTAGAAGGGGAGATCGCCGGCGGCTGCAGGCGTGCCCGCTGGCGCTTGTGCCGTCGCGCCCTTGGCTGGAGTTGGTGCGGGCTGTGCCGTCGGCGCGGTGGCCGTTGGTGCTGGCGCTGGTGCGCCCTGCTGCTGCCCGTTATAGACGACGTTCCACGCGCGGACGTCGGTATACCAGCGCCCGTTAAACTCTCGGCTCTCGATGTCCACCGACGCCGTCACCGACTGCCCGACCTGCAGGGGGAACTTATCGACGTTGTCGCCGAAGAGGCAGACGCACACCTTGCGGGGGTACTGCCCCTGCGTCTCGAGGATGAAGTCCTGCTTCTGCCACTGGTTGCCTGCCTTCGACGTCCCCGTCTGCACGGGGAGGATGTTAAGGACGATGCCCGAAATGTTAAGGGGCGTGCTGTTGGTAGGAGTAATTTCGCTCATAATTAGCTGATTATTAGTGATTAGTAGTTATGTTCTATCTGTACCCGTTCTGTATTAGCGAGTTAGAAGGGTAGAGGGGGTCGGTCGCCGTCGGTCTCCCAGTCGGATAGTCCCGTGGTGCGTAGGAGAGGATCGTCGTCCTCGTCGTCGGAGGGATCGAAGGGTATAGCCGTTGAGGCCTTTGCCTCGTCGGCGTTGCGCTTGTCGATGATGTCGAGGTGTGAGGCGTTGTCCCACTCGGGTAGGACGTCTTGCACGTAGGGGACGTATCGACCGTTATTGAGGTTGTAGTGGAAGTAGGCCGTACCACACGTCCCGAGGTGTCGGAACTTGACCTTTTGGACGTGTACCTCGACGTTGTTAGCGATGCGGTTACGGTGTACTACTATCCCGAAGTCGGCCTTGTTGAAGAAGTTTGCCGAGCCGCTGATGTCGTAGAGGGTGGGGGCTTCGATGATGCCGTCCTTGTTGCGTGGCTGCTTCGTTGGGTGCGCCATGAGGATCACGAGGAGGTCGTTACGCTGCGCAAAGTTTGTGAGCTTGTCGAGCAGCTCGGAGATGTACTGCGTCTCGCTTCGTGTTCCCTGCTCGCTTTCGAGGCGGTTGTAGGGGTCGATCACTAAGGCCTTGATGCCCTTTCGTCGTACGAGTGATTTAGCCTTCTCGAGGATGTTGTCGACCTTGAATCTGTCGGTCGGCGATATGAAGAAGTAGTTGTTTTCGATGTGCTCCTTCACCCGCTTGTACTCGACGCCCGAGAGGCCCGATTTAGAGAAGCGCTTACCCGTGTACTTCTCGATGAGCTTCGAGGCGTGGTAGGCGAGGGGGGCGTTCTCGGGGGAGAAGTAGGCGAACTTCCACCCGTAGCGGACGTTAAGGCGTTCGGCGATCTCGTCGATAAACTCCGACTTCCCCGAGCCAGGGATACCCGTCACAATGCAGAGGCGCTTCGTCTCGAATGAGCATAGTTTGTCGAAGTTCGGATGTCCGATAGTCACCCCCTTCTTCCAGCCGCTCTCGAAGAGCGCATCGAGTGCGCCCTCAAAGTCGGAGACGGTAAATACGCCGTCGATCTTCGTCTCGGGGGCGTCGGCGAGGCACTGCAGGAGCGAGGCCTTGCCGTATTTGATGAGGTGTTCGTTAGCATCTTTGCACCCTTCGCCGTACTCGACGACGCGGCAGCGTTCGACGCCGAAGCGTCGCATCAGCTCGTCGCGCAGGACGACGCCCTTCGTATCGGTGTCGACGGCTATATAGATGACCTCCTTATCGTCGAAGTACTGCTCGAGGTAGTCGTCGAGGTAGTCGAGGTTAGCGTTCGCGCCGTTGGGGACGCTGACGACGTCGAGGCGTCCGCACTCGACGAAGCTAAGGGCGTCCATTTCGCCCTCGGTGATGACGCACTCGGGCGTCCCGCCTATGGCGTTGATGTTGTAGGGCAGTAGCTCCGCGCCCGATACGAGCTTAAACTCTTTGCGCCCCGTGCGGTACTTGACGTTGACCAGCTCCTCGCCGCGGTAGTAGTTGAACTGCACCGTGTTTTCGGGCTTGCCCGTCTGTGGCATCCATTCGAGGCCTTCCGTCACGTTGAGCGCTCGGAGTGTCTGCTCACTGATGCCTCGTGAGGCAAACCACGACAGCGCCTTCGCGCCGACTTGGTGACGTTGCTCCTCGGTGGCCTGCGACGTGGGGAGCTTGTACACCTTCTTCTGCTTTCGGATCGTGGAGCGCTGCTGCCAGTCGTCCTTGACGCGCACCTCGTTCGTACCCGACCAGTTGCAGTAGTGGCAGTGCCATACGCCCTTGTCGAGGTCTACGGAGAGGCTTTTATCTCGTTTGTTGCTCCGCTGGTCGTGGCACTTTGGGCAGATCGTCTTGATCTTCCCCGATCGACGGCCGTAGGGTATGTCGATGCCGAACTCGGCGTAGTCTTTATGCTTGATTTCCATAATCGCTCTCTAAGCGTCGATTTTTCTGCGGGTGGTATAAGCCTCCGCTACGATGACTTGAAGCCGACACGCGGCGATTGTGTAGGCAAAAACGGGTATTTGTTGCTTCATCGTTGATCTCAGCCGTTAGGTTAGATTAAGATCCACGCCCTTGAGGAGGCGTCCCACTGATGGCGCGCCGAGGGTCGAGCGGGTGCGTCGGTGGGTATCGTCGCCAAGCCCGAGCCGTAGGTGCGTCGTCCAGTCGTAAGATCGATACGCTCGTCGACGCCGAGCGTCACTCCCTGCGCCGTCGTGGTTGTGGTGTGTGCCGCTTTGGCCGAGCGGTTGTTGTCGTAGTTCCCTTCGAGCACCTTTACGACGTTCGCCGATGAGCCGAGAAGCCAGTCGAAGGAGGCCACCCAGCCCGAGGAGTTCGCGCCGAGGAGGAAGGACGACTGCCCGACGCGCTCGAAGAGGGAGCGCATCTGTCGCACCGCCTCGTCCGCGTCTTTGGAGAGTTCGCCGAGGCGTAGTCGGATCTTCTTGCGTCGCTCGTCGGTGAGCTTCTTCACGACCTGCAGGCGATCTCCCAGGATCTCGTTCCAAGCCGCCACGACCTCCTCGCACGCATGTGCGTGGAGAGTTCTCTCCTTTTCTTTACTCTCCTTTACTTTACTTTCCTTTGAGGATAGATGCGCCGAAAACCCCTCCTCTCCCGTAGCTTTCTCCGCGGAAACTACACAAGAGGGTGAGTTTTCTCCGCGGAAACTCGGCTTATCGGGTATTTCCGTCGACCTTTTGCGATACAAATCTGTGAGGTTTTCGACGAAACGAGACACCCAAATGACGCTGTGCTCGTTCCATAATTCGGCGTCAATTTTGCCCAGTTCGACGAGCGTCGCGATGATCTCGCGGGCGCGCTCGTCCGACACTCGAGCGCGGGCAATTAGAAACGCCCAGTTCGAGGTCGTAGAGCAGTCGTAGCAGTGTCCCTCGCTCTCGCCGAGCGTCTCGAGGAGCTTGTACCAAAAGGCGTAGCCGTCGTTGCCGTAGAGGCTCTCGAGGATGAAGATCGTGCGCCCGCTTTTGCAGAAGTGAGGGAAGTAGTCCACTGTTTTACGTGTTGGTCGTGCCATTGTCGCTGTTTGCTATCTGTTCGTGGTCGTTGTCTGTCGTTGTTGAGCCGAGGTGCTGTAAATGAGAAGAGCCTCGGAAGGTTGGCGGGCTTGTATTCTGCCCGTTTATCCCGTCCGAGGCTCTATCCACTTCACAATACTCAAGTGTCAATGGCCAAACAACGGGGTAAAGATAGTGATTAAAATTCAATCACTTTGCGCCGCGTCCTCCTCGCACTTTCGACGCAGTCGCTGGGCGAGTAGGCGAGCCGTCCGTCGCGCGTTTATGTGGCGGTTGTCCGTCCACGCCACCCCCGACGTGAGCACGTCGAGGAGGCGAATAATGGAGCGGGCGTCGCCGTGGGAGATTTTAATCATACCGCGGTCGTGGAGTTATAGGATCGTGAGGCGTCGCGAGCCCTGCACCTCGTGCGTGTACTTATCGGCGAGATCGGGGTGGTCGGCGCGGAAGGCCTTAGCGTCGAACTTCGCCGACGGCTTCGGAGCCTTAAAGCGTGCGAGCGTCTGCCCGCCGTAGCTGATAGCCTCGGCGTCGGCGAAGGCGAGCTTAATAGTGTCCTCGCAGCGGAGCTTCCTCTCCTCGAGGGCGCTAATGTCGCGTCGCAGATCCTTCAGCTCGTTGTAGGCCTGCGCGACGTCCTCGCCGACCTCTATTACTTTCCCGTCGGTGTGGCGGTCGTATTTGAGAAGCACGTCCCTAACGCTCGTCTGTGCAGGCTCGACGCCCCCGAGGATGTTGTCGTGCCAAAAGCGCTCTACCTCCTCGATGAGCCACGCGAAGAAGTCGGGGACGAGGCGAAGGTCTTGGTAGCCGAACTCACGCCCCTGCGTCAGCCAGCCGATACTGCCTTGGTTGATGCGAGCCACGCCGAGCTGATACTGCACCTGGCAGAACCAGTGCTTCGGCAGGTCGTCCGCATCGATCGTCTTCTGCGTCGTCTTACACTCGAGTATGCCCGTTGCGGTGTGTGCGTCGTCGAGCCAGTAGAGGCGGTCGGGCGAGACGCGTAGGAAGGGCTTAGCGTCGTCGACGATTAGCCAGTCGCCCTCGGAGGAGAGGTCTACCTCCCTGCCCGTCGCGTCCTCCCAAAATCGCGCCACCGCAGGCTCGAGGATATGGCCTGCACGCATCGCGAAGTTCTCCTCCACGGGTGCGTCGATGCCCTTCTTCCTGCGCCATAGCTGGTAGGGCGTCTCGAAGGGGTTAAGCCCTACTATCGTCGCCACCTCGGACGAGCCGATGCCCGAGCCTCTATACTTGAGCCACTCCTCGCGGTCGGTTGGTCGTATGATCGTTGTACTCATCGTCTGTTACGCCTTCTTGAACCATATCCCCTCGGCTTGCATGAACTCCGCAAGGGCGATAAGCTGCTCACGTGTGCCACGCACTACCATTGTGCGCTCGAGTACTTCGGGGATGACCGCCTCGGGGGCTTCGTACGCCGTTGGTGTCGTGGGTGCAGGCGCGGCGGTCGGTGCTACGTACGCCTCGCGTGTGGCCTGCGCCTCGGCTTCGGCCTGTCGTCTCGCTTGCTCCTCCTGCAGTCGCTGGCGGTTAGCCTTGAGCGTCGCCGAGTAGGCGAGAGTGCGCTGCAGGTCGAGGCAGTCGAGGTAGTAGGCTCGCAGGGTGTCGCCGTCCTCGGTATCGACGGCGGCGAGGGTGTCCAGCTCGGCCTCGATCTTGAGGAGCTTCTCGCCGATCTCCTTCTCGACGGCGGGCAGGCGCTTTGTCTTGTTCAGCCAGCGATCGTCCCACAGCTTCGAGAGCGGGAGGAGGGTAATACCCTTCCTCTCCCATAGCTCCTCGATAGCGGCACGCTTCTCGGCCTTTGCCTTACTTTCTACGCCCTTGACCACCGCGTCTATCTTTGCGCTTCCGTCGGAGATCATCTTGACCGTGTCGCCGATGATGCTCTTAAACTCTTGCAGGGGTGCGTTCCAGTCGCGCTCGAGCTGTATGCGTCGATCGTTAAGCTCCTTCGCCGCCTTGTTGAGGATCGCGCGGTCAGACTTCGCCTGATCTACATTCTCCTCGGAGTAGTTCTCGGGGGTGTAGCGCTCGAGCGTCGCGGCGACGTGGTCGCGGAGCTGCAGGGCGTTCGTCGTGAGTGTGCCGAGTGTCAGCTCTCGCACGTCGAGGGTGAGATCCTTTTCTGTCAGTGGCTGTATTGCCGTCGTTGTTGTCGTTGTTGCGTCCATTGTTTGTCGTTGCTTGGTTGGTGGTTAGAGGAGTGTATCGTCGCCCTGCCCGTCGGTGGGGAGTAGCTCGCCCGTCTCGGCGTCTACGACCTCCGTGGGTGCTACGGCTGCCGCCTTTGCCTTTGCCATCGCCTCGTTAGCCTTGGCCTGCGGAGATCCCGCGGGTACTTCCTCGGCGACGACGTCCTCGATGCGTGCGTCGTTGTCGGCGTATCGTGGCGCGCCGTCGGTGCTGTTAAACACGGCTTGGTCGGCGGTGATGGCCTGCTGCATCTCGACCGAGAGCGGTGCGAAGCGTGAGAGGAGGAGCTTCAGTACGGTCTTTCGAGCCATCGCGTCGAAGTTCTTCGACCACTGCGACGACGTCCAGCCCTTGTCCTTGTCCGCCTTGTAGGTCTGTGAGTACTCGTAGGCGTGCGCCTCGACCTCTTCCTTAGTCATGTAGAGCGTCTTCTCGAAGCCGTTAGTGAGGCGAATGAAGGCCGCATACCCGACGGTAGGGAGCTTCTCACGTGCTGGTAGTGCCTCGAAGCGCGTCTCACCCGTCAGTAGATCGAAGTGCTTTACCTCTCCCTCCTTTACGTCGGTGACGTTGATAGTGCGGAATTGCCCGCTACGGATAGCGAGCTGGATAAAGCCCTTGTACCCGATTTGGAACTGCGCCTCGGTGATCCCAGCCTTTCGGTTGGTGTAGGGGATGACGTAGGCGAAGCCGAGGTTAGGATCGAGGGGGAGGTCTAAGGCCGTCGCCTTGATCCCTGCGTAGATGACGCTAAGGGGCTGGCAGGCCTGCAGGGTGGCGTTGTTAGCCACGAGGGAGGAGATGTTGTTGACGAAGGAGCTCTTCTTCGTCGCCAGTACGCTCTCGAGGTAGGTCTGCGTGCGGGGATTGCTCAGTGTCTCGTTGAAGAGCTTAAGCGTGCTTGTCTGTGCCATTGCTTTTTACTTTGTTTAGGTGGTTTATATGCGTGTTGCTTGCATGCGATTTGTGCGGCGTCGTGCCGTGTAGGTGTCGGCCTCGGAGGCGATCTCGTCGCTCGTCTTGACCTTCGTCTCGAGCAGCCACTCCTCCAGCTCCGATTTGCGGAAGTAGAGGCGGTTGCCTCGCTTGTAGTGGGGGATCTTCTTCTCGCTCGTGAGGCGGTAGATACGCCCGATGCTGAGGCTTGCGAACGTCGCAGCCTCGTCGGCGTCGAGGATCGTTTTCGCACTTATTAGCGTGAGCCGCTCGATGCGTTCGAGGCGCTCTGCTATTGCTTGGCTGTCCATTGCTTTGTCGTGGTTGCGTGGTTAGTAGATGATGCCTGCGCGGTGTGCTGCGCGGTGTGCTAATACGGCTACTCCGACGAGGATAGCACCTGCGGCCTTGATTGCGAGCCATTCGCCGAGCGTCATAGGCACGGCAGCGTTCGGGGCTTCGTCGCCAGCCAGTAGCACGATGCCTGCAAGTCCGATGATCGCCACGATAGCCTCTACGGCTATTTTCGCCCCCGTCATCTTGTTGTTGTTCTTCTGTTCGTTCGTTTTCATCGCTTCTGTTCGTTTTCGAGCGCCTCCATACGGCGGCGGATTGTGTGGATAGTGTTCTTAGAGTGGAGGCCGTACTTGTCGCAGAGGTAGCTGTACACGCCGACCTTTCGCACGTCCTTTCCTTGCATCAGCTTTTTGTAGTCGGCGTAGATGCGCTGATCACGCTCGAGCCGCTCTCGCTGATAGGGAGTAAGTAGTCTTTCGTCCATATAATTGCGGTACTTATTTGTATCTTTGTTCGTGGTACTTTTTAGTACCCACACTGCAAAGGTAAACCTTTTTGGCTGATTTCAAAGCATTGGTAAGCCTATTTTGTTTACCGCATCTCGCAAGAGGTTAACTATTAGTCGGTTATGGATGAAGAAAAACTTTCAGCGCTGGGCAAATTCCTCCGCGATACGGGGCATACGCAGTCCTCAATAGCCGCCCAGCTCGGTGTTAGTAAGGCTTATGTGAATGCCCTACTGAACGGCAAGAAGGCCTTCGGCAAAGGGCAGGCGAAGAAGTGGGGCGATCTATACGGCCTCTCGCCGTCGTGGTTGCTCACTGGTGAGGGAGCGATGATTAAGGACGCGCCCGTAGCTACCCCTACGGCCATATCAAATAATCAAAGGCTTGCACGTATTTACGAAGCGCTTGAAAAGTCGAATAAAGTGCGCAATCAGTCGCACTTTGCGAGCCTCGTCGGGGAGAAAAGCAGGGGCAATTTGTCGAATTACCTCTCGGGATCTAAGCCTCTCGGCGATGACCTTGTAAAACGTTATGTTGTATCTCTCTCGGAGGCTATGCCCGAGTTGTCGCTCGACTGGCTAAGTACTGGAGAGGGTGATATGGTGCGCGCGCTCCCCGCGCCCGCACACGTGGAAGAAGTCAATCCAGGGGCGTCACTCCCCGACATCGGACGACGCACCGACGTATGGGTAGGGAAGGACGACCGCGTCTACTGGACTGAGGCTATACAGGTCGGCGACGAGGAGGACTACCAGCGCGCGACGCAGGAGGGAGTGAAGCTCATCCCCGAGTTTGCCGAGGCCTTCCGCGGTGGCACGGTGGGCGAGGCCGAGGAGCTGCGCACCGTAGATACTTACTGGGGACTTCCCGACGTCGATGGCAATATGGTAGTGCCTATCCGCGGAGACTCGATGGCGCCGCGCTATCCTGCTGGCTGTCGCGTCGTCCTCAAGCCTTACCCCTTCAATCCCCGCCGCCCTTTGCTCCTGCCCTTCGGTGAGGTCTTTGCCGTGGCCGTGAGGCAGGAGGACGGCTACCCGCCTACGCACTACCTCAAGAAGCTACACCGCCACCCAGACAAGGCGAAGGAGAACGACTACTACATCGCTCGGAGCTTTAACAAGGAGTACGAGGACTTCGAGATACCTATCAATGATATATGCTTCCTATCGGCGGTCGTCGCTAAGATAGACCTCGAGCATACCTTCACATTCTAACTCGCAATACACCTATGAAAAGAATTACCCTATCTCTTCTCGCTCTCGCTCTCCTCGGCGCACCAGCTCTCACGTCGTGCAAGAAGGACACACCCGCCGACGTCGCGAAGCCCTCGAGCCGTATCTCCAGCGTCGCTCGTACGCTGTCGGGTGCTTTCCACGGCGAACAGATGGCCTCGTCGTCGATATACACGAAGCCCGTTATCGAGGTAGAGGACTTAGTATTTACGCCCTACGCGTCGACGCAGAAGAAGTACTACACGCGTTGGGATGAGGAGTTCGAAGCCTTCGGCGAGGTCACGTCGGAGAGCTATATAAAGATCGACGGCGTCGCCCAGCAGTCAACGAAGCAGAATAACCTCTACTCACTCCGCGAGTCGGGGAGCGAGGTGTACCTCACGATCTACTCCCTCGACGGCGGGCTTAAGGACTACGTCACGGGGAAGAAGTCGCGCGTAATTACCGACGTCACTGCCGACGGCTTCACACTCCTACGCTTTTGGGGTGCTACCTCGCTCTACGACAAGATGGCGTTCAAGCGCCGATAAGGCAATGCAGGATAGACTTAAGGCTATCATCGACTACAAGACGGGCGGGCGCATCGGGGAGTTCGGTGCGCTCCTCGGGTGGTCGCCCCAGTATATAAGCAAGCTCCTCCGAGGCGCTTGCATCGGTCTGTCGCCCGTGCGTACGATCCTCGAGGCACTGCCCGAGATTAACGCCCGCTGGCTGATCCTCGGCGAGGGGCAGATGCTCGACAATGCGCACGTCTCGGCGCTCCGCCGTGAGGCCGTGGCGCGCGCCTCCTCGCTTATGGCCATCGATCGTTATATCGACGTGATGACGCCCGACGAGCTGCGACGCCTCGAGAAGGCTATCGCGTCGGGGCGCGCCCCCTCCTTCTCTCCGTCCGACGTCGCACGCTGGGAACTCCTACAACAACAGCCACCACACGCTAACCACTAAGCGCCCTATGCAGTCCGACGATATGCAGGCCATCACGCGCCGCTTCTTCGACGCCCTCGCACGCCTAAAGGCCGACGGCGTGATCCGAGGGAAGAAGACGTTTACGGATCGCTTCGGCGTCAATCGCTGGAACTTAAACAGCGTGGAGAAAGACCCTACGGGCTGCCGAGTGTCTGCGGCGTGGCTCTCCTACCTCGTCATCGGGTACAACGTCTCCGCCGACTGGCTGCTCACTGGCCGCGGCGACTTCTACGGGGCGGGTCGTCGTTCTAAGTAGTACATTTTTGTGTATCTTTGTAGCGTAAATCAATCGCTACAATTATGAGAGAACGACTACGCGCTTACATACGCGCAAAGGGCATCACCGAGTACCGCTTCCTAAAGGAGGCGAAGCTATCCCTCGCCTTCTTCACCTCCAGCGCCGACGGCATCAGCGCCCGCACGCTCGTCAAGATCGGCGAGGCCTTCCCCGACCTTAACCTCGACTGGGTGACCACTGGCAACGGCTCGATGACGACCGACGCCGACGGGTACATATCGCTGGCCGACCACCAGCGCGCCCTACGGCAAAAGGACGACGAGATCGAGCGCCTGAAAGCACAACTATCCGAGGCACGCGCTCGCCTTAAATAGCCACCACGGCGGGGCCGTCAAAAAAACTTTTCCCGAATTTTGGTGATACACAAAAATGTATTATCTTTGTAGTGTGAAAGGGGAACAACGAAGCCCCGCCACAAGATCGAACTACAAGTAACAACTAAAAAGCAAACGAAAATGGAAACGAAGAAGATCACCCTCGAAGGCATCGAATTTTACGCAGACCGCTACAGCGGCGCTCTTGTAGCGTACGACAAGGTAGAAGGCGTAGACGACATTAACGACGCTAAGCGACGTCTCGAAGCCCTCCTCTGCACCTACATCAAGAAGCGTCCATACCTCGGGCTTTGGAGCATCACGATCGAGACCAACGACGGCCACACCGTAGAGATGCGCTGGGAGTGCAACAGCGTCGAGGAGTACGACGAGTTCATAACAACGTTCGTAGATCATGATCGCCTATACGACAACAACCAATCAAACTACCTCATCGAGGCGTACGAGATCGGCGACGCAAAGTGGACGCTCGCGTCTACCGACGAGGAGATCGGCGAGATTTGCGAGGCGTGGTTTAAGAGCCACGTTGAGGAGGTCATCGAACGATACCCAGAAGAGTTCACCGCCGAAGAGAAGGCACGCGCCGAGGAAGTGAAGCCCCTCCTCGCCGAGTACTAAGATAACGGCCAAAAGAAGCGCCCCCGCGATTAGCTCGTGGGGGCGCTTTTCGTTCGTTTCGGTGCGCGTTTGTTGCTCACGTCGCGTGGCGTCTGTGGCAACGCATCGTAGGTCAGTCGGTTAGGTGCGCCGTGTAACATTCTGCATCGGTAAGTAGCATTGCTTGTAAAGTAGTTTCTTAGCCGATCTATGCTAAGTAGCTGTTGCTACTTTTCGCTGTCAAATCTTCTTAAGTATGATATTAGAACATAAGGACTTGTTGAGTGATCTGTCTCGAGAAAATCTCCTAAAAATTCAAGTGAACTCTCATGAAAGAACTTGGGGCTTTTATCATAAGCAGTACCACAACGCATTCCATATTTTGCTAGAGCAAGCTAAGGGAAAATGCTACACAACCAATTCTCGATTTAGGCCTTTCCTGTTTTTGCTGAGACATTCTCTGGAGCTGTTTCTCAAAGGGAAAATAGTAAATTTAGCTGGTGAAAATCTCCTGAAAAGTCACAATATTAGTGACTTATGTGCTCATGTGCCAATCTGTAGTGATGATTTCAAGAAGTCATTTTCTTGTTTGCAGTGTGATTCCGAAGGTGATTGCTTTCGATATCTTTTAAATAAAAGAGGGCATCCATATTTCTCCGTCTTAAGTTGCATTGATGCGTTAGAAGCTTGTTATTATTACAGTAAATATCTATATGGAGATACCTCCATGGATAAACTAAAGCGGGATAAGGTGTTTCGTTGGGAACTAACGTTTCATCCAGCAGAGTCCTCAAAGCTAGGGCAGATTGCTACTCAATATGATAGGAGCATTATAGATATTTTATATGCAATAAGGGATAAAAGAATTACAGTCAATGATGTCTATTTGCCCTTACTTTTTCTATTGCGACATAGTCTAGAGCTTAAACTAAAAATGGATATTGCTGAGCTTAGGGCGAAGATTCCCGATACTGATTATCAACGGGCACAAGAAACTCACAGTGTAAAAGAGCTGTATGGGATTTTGGAGGACTTAATAGATATAGCTATTAAGCCATTAGCAGACCCTATGTTTAAAGGTGTGTGTGAGGAGGCATGTAGAGCGGCAGAGTCCTATAAAGATTTGGTTGATAGGCTTGATCGGAATTCTTTATCTTTTAGATTTCCAAAGGATAGAAAAGGGAATGATTCTAACTTCATTCCTACCCCTAATTGTATCTCTGAGCTCCTCCAGTTATACTGGGATTCAGATTCTTTCTTGTGTTTCGGGATATTACACTTGCATGGTTATGAGTAGAATAATACTATAATATAAGTATTTGATACGCCTTTTAGGCTATGGATAAGAGCCATGATAAACGTGCGCCCTGTGAGCGATAGCTCACAGGGCGCACG